GGCGCCGACCTGCGGGACGCCGACCTGCGGCGCGCCCGCATGGGCAACGGCATCACCCACGCTGGGGGCGAGACAATGACAGGCGCGGCGGGAGACTACTGGTGGACCGCCTACCGCACCGTCGAGAGCGGCGTGTGGCTCACCTACGGCTGCGAGAGTCACGCGATGTCGTGGTGGCGCGAGCAGGACGCGAGACTGAGTGGCCACCACGACGAGCCGGCCGAGCACTGGCGCATCGTCGAGGCGGTGATCGCGCTCGCGGCGACGCTGGAGAGCAACAACGGAGGTGCGGAGTGATCCACCCGTTCCCGGTACTACAGACGGTAAGCCCTTGAACAAGGAGAGACCCATGCCCCGTAAGAACTACACATGGCTCAAGGAGCAGCAGTGAGCAAGGACTTCGAGACCCTCGAGGAGGGCTTCATCAACGGCGAGCCGTACTACGTCGCCCGGCGGCTGGAGGACGGCTGGACCCGCTGCTTCCTCGGCGCGAAGCGCAAGCGGCGCACGATGAAGTGGCTCAAGAAGCAGAAGAAGCTGGCGCTCGAGAGCGGCAAGGTGCTGGTCTCGACGTACGCGGCGCCGCAGCGGAAGGACGACGCGGTCATCGTCAACGCCGTCGCCTACCAGCCCGGTGAGCAGCCGCCGTACCCCGGCGTGACCATCGACTGGGCTCAGGAGCAGCAGTGACCTGGACCGACAGCCGGCACACCATGCCGCCGGCAGACGAAGAAGTGCTCATGTGGCAGCACAACACGTTCAACATCCTCTGCCTCAAGCAAGACGAAGGCGCATGGCTCAACTACGAGTCGTGGTTCCCCCTGGCAGAAATCGGCCAGTTCTTCTGGCAACCCCTCCCCAACCCCCCGGAGCAACAGTGACTGACCCCATCCTCATCGACACCGGCCGAAGCACGACGGGCTGGTCCTTCTGGGGACCAGCGTTCACCTGCGATCGTCTCTGGTTCCTCATCAACGTCGAGCAGAAGCGCTTCGTCAACGGAGAAGCTCTGACCATGGGGTCGATGGGCCACACCATCCTCGCCCACTACTACGCCCAGCTGGCGTGCAAGCAGGGCGGCTTCGAGTACGAAGGTGCCTGGGTGAACGACCCAGACCACTTCCTGCCTCCGTTCGACGCTGTGCGTGAGTGGGCGCGACTGCGGGAGCTCGAGGGCACCGAGGCCACGCCGTTCATCCACACGACGTTCGAGCTCTTCCGGCGCTACCTGCAGAAGGAGCCGTTCGTCTCGGACAGCGTGGTCGCCGTGGAGCACCAGGCGAAGCTGACCCTGGGCTACAACCACGACGGCGACTTCGGTCTGTGGATCGACAAGAACCTCGCCGAGGCCAAGTTGTTGGACTGCCCCGGCCTGGAGGAGCCGGTGCCCGGAGTGCCCGGCCTGCAGCACGGCAAGCCCATCGAGGTCACCAAGCGCTTCGACCTCGTGATGCGGCACAGCGCGGACGGCCGCACCTACATCTGGGATCACAAGGTGACCGGCGGTAGCGTCAGCCGGAAGCGTTCTGAGCAGTACGCGATGGACGGTCAGTTCGCGGTCAACCGCATCCTGGGAGAGCAGCTGTACGACGACTTCGGTGGTGTCGTGCTCAACCTGGTGCTGCGTCGAGACCCGTGGACAGTCAGCCGCCAGTTCGTGCCCGCGACGCCCTGGCGAGACGCGCAGCTGGCTCGGCAGGTCTACTCGAAGGCTCACTCGCTGGCGAATCAGCTGGTCAACCACAAGCGGCAGTACGTGACGGAGGGCGACTGGCAGATGACTCAGAACGAGCTGGTCTGCTACCACCGCTACGGCAAGTGCGGCGCGTTCGAGCTCTGCCAGTACGGTCCAGAGGTGGCCCGATGACCACGATTCGGGACCTGCTTGAGCCCGGCACCGGGCGGACGATGACGCCGCGGCGAGCGCTGCGTGCGGTGGGGCACTACCTCGACCGGGAGGCGCCGGGACCGGAGGCGCTCGCCACCGTCGTGTTCGGGATTCCCGTCTACGTGGACCCGGCAATGCCGCCAGGGACGGTCGAGCTGCGGACGTCGACTCAGACGGCGCGTGCCGTGAACATCGGTGACGGGCCGGACCCGCACGCGGGCAGCGATGCCGGGCGGGGTGGCGCATGAAGGAGAGCTTCACGATCGACATGCGATCGTGAAGCAGAAACCGGCACCGGCACACGACGACACTGTGTTACAGTCAGCGAGCCTTTCGGGGCACTACCACAACAACAACATCACTGGAGGCGACCTTGGCACACGCCACGGTCATGGGTCTGGTCTACGGCCAGCCCAAGCGCATGAAGACCTCGACGGTCGCGAGTGCGTTCCCCAACGCCCTGTGGATTCCGGGCGAGGGGATCAACGCGATCAAGAGCGTCACGCAGAACGAGTGGGGCTTCGAGCCCTCTGTGTACGACCATCCGGTCAGGACGCTCGAGGACCTTCTCGCGCTCATGTACATGCTCGAGCAGGAAGGTCTGGTCGAGTCGTACCCGGCGATCTGCGTAGACGGCATGACCGCTCTGTGCGAGAGCAGTCTGCGGTTCTGGCAGGACAACCCGAAGCTCACCAACAGCGGCAAGGTCGACAAGTTCTGGCCCTACCAGCAGCTCAAGGACAAGCTGCTGCGGCTGGCGGAGATGTCGCGGCACATCGGAGTGAGTGTGTTCATGGTCGCCCATGAACAGGCTCCTGGTGCTGCCATGGACGGCAGCTTCGTCCCCGGTGGACCGTCCCTCGGTAGCAAGGGCCAGGTCGTCCGGGTCCCCGCCTGGTGCGACTTCAACGCCCGGGCTGTCGTGAACAAGGACTACCCAGACCCTTGGGTCAAGAGCGGTCTGTTCGTCGACCCGTGGGACAGCTCCTGGGTGACTGGTGACCGCAACGGTGTGGCCTACGCCGAAAGCCCGCCGAACGTCCGCGAGCTGCTGCGCGCCAGCGCGGTCGACTACGGGCTGTCCCGTCGTCCTGGCCTCGAGTGGCAGGACGAGGTGGCTGACGTGGTCGCGTCGGCCGTGCAGGCCGGCGACATCAACGATGCGGTCAACGTCGGCGTCAACAAGGCGCAGAAGTTCGCGAAGGGAAGCGGTCGCGACACGCAGCTGCACATCCGCTGGGCGGTTCAGGACGGCATCGCCCGCGGTGTCATCCAGAAGCAGCGCAGCAACAACCTGTTCAAGGTGCTCGAGCCCCCTGCCCCCAAGAAGGGCAAGGCTCCTCCCCCTCCGTCCGAGTGACGGCTGTTCCGGCAGTAAACCGGGTTCAACCACAACAACAACACGACAACGTCTGAGAGGACCCTCATGGGCTTCTACATCCCCGCAGAGACCGCTGCCGCCGTCGGCACCGGCAACCTTCCCCCCGGCACGGGCTACTACGCCGTCGAGATCACCAAGTTCGAGGACCGCGGTGTGCTCGATCGCCAGGGCAACTTCTCGTACTTCATCCACCTGAAGTTCGAGGACGGTGCGACGACCCGTGAGATCGGTTCGTGCCCGTTCGACGCCGAGGGCAACATGGCTCCGGCACTGGCTGCCATGGACGAGGACACGCGGACCAAGAAGATCGGCGGCATGGTCGCCGCGCTCAAGCGCGTCGCTCTGTCCTCTGGCATCACCGAGGACTACATGGCCGAGAGCGGCCTCAACACCGACCACCTGATTGGCCGCACCGCCTACATCGCGTGGCTCGGTCGTCCCGAGGACACCCCGAAGGGTACCAAGGCCTACGGCGAGGTCAAGGCCTTCATCGGCAAGGACCTCTTCGACAACTACCAGGCCAAGGGCGAGAAGCCCGAGGACACGCGCCAGTTCCCGTGGCGGCGCGCTGCGGCCAGCCAGGGCTCGTCGACCGGCAGCGGTGGAGGCAGCAAGATGCCCCCTCCCCCGCTCCGTGGAGGCTTCCCGCCGCCGCCCCGCAGCTGACCTGATGACCTGAATCAACGCCCCCGTCACGACCATGATCGTGGCGGGGGCTTTCGCGGAGCTCCGATGACACCAGACCACCCGATGGTTCGACCAGGGACCCGATGGCAGCATCACAGCGGACGCTACTACCGCGTCATGCTGGTGACCAACCTTCACTCAGACCAGCCGGAGAAGTTCCCGTTGATGGTGACCTACATGGACGAACAGCAGCGAACGTGGTCGCGACCGCTGGTCGATTTCGTCCAGAAGATGACACCTGTGGGGGGTTGATGAAGAGAAAGAACTGGACGAACCAGGAACTCAAGCGCGCCAAGGACCGTTGGCTCGACGGAGAGACCTGGCAGAGCATCGCTGACGAGATGAACGTGAACTCGAGCACGCTCAGGAAGCAGGTGCAGCGGCTCTACGGAAAGCTCAAGAGAGAGGACACGCGCGTCTTTCGCGACGAGGCGCAGATCCTCGAAGCGATCCGACTGAGGAACACGCAGGAGCTGTCGTACGGGCTGATCGCAGACATCATCTCGTGGCATGCCTCGGTCAACGCCCTCGAACAGGCCGTTCGACGGTACTCTCGGCACCACGAGCTGAAGGTGTACCAGGGCAAGCCCGCAAAGCGGAACTCGCGATGGGGTCGTCGATGATGTTTGACCCGAGAGAGCGTGGTGCGCAGTGCGACCGGTGCCCTCTCGGGCCATCGGGCTGTTTGACGGACGCGTGGGAGCCTGTGCCCCCTGAGGTTCACGAGGGCACGACAGTCGCCGCGGTGCTCGAGGCACCGAAGCAGGACGACGTGCGACACGGGCTGCCACTGAGCACGCTCGACGGCGCTGAATGGGACCGCGCGCTGAAGGCGAGCGGGCTCAATCGGTCGATAATCGACCTGTTCTTCGTGACCGCCTGTGCGTACAAGGACGGCTGGAAGAAGATGGAAGCGCAGCTTCGTCGACGCAGGAAGGCCGCCCAGAAGAAGTTGCAGAAGGAGGGTGTGTCCGCTGCGGAAGCCAAGCGGCGCGCGGAAGAAGCGCTGCCGCACCCGGCAGACTGCTGCGCGCCGTACCTACAGTCTCACCTGGTCAACTACGGGTACATCATCCCGCTGGGCGCGACTCCTGCGCAGCGAGTGCTCGGGACGAGCAAGAGCATGTCGGACCTCGAAGGCGACATGCGCGAGGTCAAGGCGAGCAAGCTCACCTGGCAGGCCTTCGACTGGACTCAGGCGACCGGCGACTGGACCGTCAAGGTCATCTCGACCTACGACCCAGGCTACGCGAAGCACGCTCCGAAGGTGCGGCCGCAGTTCTACGCCACGCTGGGCAAGGCGTTCCGCTGGTTCAACGACGCGCTCAACTGGGTCGAGCCCGAGTTCCTGACGCAGCCGACCCCGCAGCAGCTGCGGGAATGGCTCGCCGTGCCCTCTCCGTTCTGGGTCTACGACCTCGAGACCGACGGCATCAACGTGAGAGACATCGGAGTCGACTGCCTCGCCATCGCGACACCCGACCTCGACGAGCACGGCCAGCCGACGATGCCATGGGAGAAGGCCGCGCAAGTCGCTCGCACGGTTGGCATCCACCTCGACATGCCGCTGCTGTCGCGCGCAGTCTCAGGGGAGAAGGTCCGCTACCTGCTGGACTACGAGCAGCGAGAGATTCACGACATCCTGGTCGAGTTCTTCCTCGACCAGCAGAAGCTCAAGGTCGGGCACAACATCGGGTACTTCGACCGGCAGGTCGTCGAGCACGTCTTCGGTGTGCGGCCAACGCCCATCATCGACACGCTGTTCGACGCGCGCTTCACGCACCCTGACCTCCCCAAGGGTCTCAAGCCGACGGGTCGGCGGCTCACTGACGTACACAAGTGGGAGACCAGCGAGAGCGGCGACGGCGCGGCGACTTCTCGCACGACGGTCAAGAGTCGGCTGCTCTACTGCCAGTACGACACGGTGGTCAACGCCCGCATCGCAGAGCCGCTACGGCGTTCGGCTGACGACAACGGCGCGAACAGGCCCCTGCCCGAGTGGGCGAAGCCGGTGTCGTGGCCGAGCTTCACGCCCTGGACGCTCCGCCACCTTGACCATGCTCGGCAGGACATGTGCGTTCAGATGCACCAGAACGGCGTCTACGTCAATCAGGCCAAGGTGGCCGTGTTGACAGAGCGATTCGAGAAGGTGGCTCACAGGCTGTACGACAAGCTGCAGACGCTGGCCGACGTCATCGGCGTCAAGCGCGCCAGCTCCGGCTTCAACCCCGGCTCGTTCCAGCAGGTGGGCGATCTGCTCTACGAGCAGTGGGACCTCGGCATTCCCTACGGCATGGACGCCAAGGACTTCTACACCGACACGGGAGCCAAGGGCACCGGAGACGCGGTGCTGCGCGCCCACATGGCGAGCCCGTACATCACTGACGACCAGAGGCAGTTCCTGCTCACGCTGAGGCAGTACCGCCGGGTCAAGACCAAGGTGCTCGGCACCCAGCTGTACAGTCTCCGCCCACTGAGCGAGGGCGGGTCGCTTCACGCAGACGGTCGAGTGCGGTCGACTTGGAACAGCCACACGACTGCTCCGGGTCGACTGTCCTCGAGCGGCCCGAACATGCAGAACCAGTCCAGCCGCAAAGACCTGGGCGGTGTGCGCACGGTCTATTGCGCCGCGCCGGGCAACGTCCTCGTGGGCTGCGACCTGAGCGCTGCGCACCTGGTCGTGACAGCGAACTACTGGAAGATCCAGCGCCTTCTCGACTGCTTCGACCAAGACCTCGACCCGCACTGCTGGCTCGCGCTGGACCTCTTCGGGGACGACTTCAAGAACGCTCCCGGCTGGGACAAAGGCTTCAGCCTCCGCGCCGACCACAAGCCGAACAAGAAGAAGCGCGCCGGCCTGCTGCGCGAGCTGACCAAGACGTACCGCTACGCGTCCATCTACTGGGCCTCGGCGGAGACGAAGCACTCGGTCATCAGGTCGACTGAGATGACCAGGTTCAACGACGAGGGAGAGCTCGTCACTGAGCTGCCGTACCTACGCTTCGACCTCAACCAGGTGCGCTTCTTCGACAAGGTCTGGCACGAAGCCGAACCCGACTGGATGGTCGCGTGGCAGCAGATGCTGCAGCTCTACGAGAAGCAAGGCTTCATGGAAGACCCCGTCTTCGGCCGTCGCTCCGGCGGCCTCATGGAAGGCAAGAAGAACGAGGTCGTCAACTTCCCCGTGCTGTCTTGCGAGGCGGCCATCATGGCCATCGCAGAGCAGCGGGTGCTCGAAGCCTTCCCCTTCCAGAAGTGGGGGCCCGGGACCGGACTGACTGCTCAGGTCCACGACTCCCTGGTGGTCGAGGTCCCCGAGCATCTGGCCGAGTGGGCGCAGAAGACCATGACGGAGTGCATGACGATCAAGGTGCCGGGATGGCCCGTCCCGTTCACCTGCGAGGCCGACGTCGGCCTCACCTGGGCGGAAGTGTGATACACCTGTTTGACAACGACACGGAACGGCTTACTACGGTATCCGTCAAAGGAGCGACGAATGAGTGACCTGGACTACCGGTTCTTCCTGGCGCACGACCGCGGCGAGAGCGACGAGCGTGTCGACCAGTGGCGTGAAACCCTGACCGAGGTGCTCGGCGAGGCCTACCCAGACCATGCGATCACGATCGTCGCTGGTCGCGATGACTACCGCAGCCGCGCGTCGGACGCCGGCGGCTGGAAGGGCTGGCCGCAGACGGTCGTGTCTGGTCGACTGTGGGACGGCTCTCCGCGCTTCCACGGTGTCATCCGTCCGGCGCAGTACGTCGGCGTGATGGACACGGTGTGCGGCCGGGCGACCTCCGACATGATCGAAGGCTTCATCCGTGAGGGCAAGATCGCCTGGGTCTGGGACACCCGGACCGGCGAGTACCACAAGGTCCGTGGGGTCGTGCGCCTGCCCGGCGACGACTACAAGGCCTGGGGCCGCCTCGTCGTCCGCGAAGAAGGGGCTGCGCAGTGACCTACCGAGACATCCTCGCCGCCCTACAGGCGCACAACCCAGACGCGTTGCTGCTCGAGCCTCGAGAGGTCTACGACCCGTGCATCGTGGGCACGACCGACCGCGCTGACGATCACTGGCCCCGTGAGCCGGGGCACATGGTCGTGGTCTACAGCGCAGAAAAGTGCATCGAAGCCATCGCGGACTGGCTCAAGTGCGACTGCGAGGACGCCGTGGACTGGTTCTCCTACAACACCAGCAGCGCCTGGGCCGGACAGAACACTCCGACCTTCTGCTACGAGTCGTGGGGTGAGGAGTGACCGCACCGACCACCCGCACGCTGGGCAAGGACGACTGGATGACCCCGGCGGAGGTGTTCGACCCGGTCAACCAGGTCGTCCAGTTCGACCTCGATGCCTGCGCCACGAACCTCGACGCAGCTCGAGTCGACCCGTTCATCGACCCCAAGACCGACGCGCTTCGTGTGCGCTGGGCCGACTACGGCCGGCGCGTCTGGTGCAACCCCCCGTACGGCCGCGACATCCGGTACTGGTTCAAGAAAGCCGCGCAGGCTTGTGGCGAAGGCTGCGAGACCGTGGCGCTCTTGGTCTACGCCAATACCGACACGCAGTACTGGCGCAAGTGGGTGGCCAACTGCCCCAACGCCTTGTGTGTCATCTTCCTCTCACCTCGGGTCAAGTTCGTCAGGCCCGACGGTGAGCGCGCAACGGGGGCGCCCAAGGGCAGCGCCCTCATCTTCTACACCCCTGTGCCCCGACCAGTGCCGATGCTGCCGCATCTGTACTGGCACTACGACACTGAGCCGTTCGCTGCGATCACGCAGCGGTTGGCTGACACGACCCACCAAGGAGCAACATGAGCACCCCCAAGATCCTGAGCGTCTCGTCCAACATCAAGTCCGCGGACGGTAGCCCCCGCAGCTACGACCTCGGCGAGAAGACCCTCATCGTCGGCCCCAACGGGTCGGGCAAGAGCGCCATCGTCCAAGCCGTCTCTCTCGCTGTCAGCGG